CGCACCTGGTGAACCAAAGATACCTCTGAAATCAGAGAAGCCGAAAGAGTATCTCTCTCTAGCTTTGTATCTAACGTTACCTGTGTCGAAGTCACCTTCCATAGCCGTCTTAATCGGTGATCTAACGAACATTTTTAATCCGTTAGGTACATCTGTCATGATAAAGAAAGCATCTGTATCTGTTAGGTAATTGTTCACTCTATATCCTTGAGGAACCATTCCCATTGATACTACTGCGTTAATATCATTGTCAGCTGTCGCCGTTCTACCTTGAGATTTCATCAATCTCTCAGCAGTAAATTGAAGCTCAGATGGAATAATCATTTTTACTCCTCTTGCTGCAATTTTTAAGCCTCTTTCGTCTGTCAACGCCGCGATGTCGATTAACGATTGTTCTAATGAAGTCTCGTTAAGATCCGCAGATGTGCTTAACTCATTTTTGAAAGTTCCAGCTATCGTTGGGTGGTCAGTAGCACATAGCTCCTTACCATCACCACCAGCAAATGAAGAATTGAATGCATTGTTTAATACATTCGCAGCTTTTACTTGCTTAGTGTTTGCCATCGATCTTGCTAATGCTTTTGTATATCTAGACGCAAGTCTGTCATACAAGTTGTCTTCAATCGCTTCTTCAGTGATTGAGAACGCAAGAGCAATTGTTTCGTGCGTATATCTAGCTGTGAAAGTTTCTTGTGCGTTGTCAAAAGTCACGCCTGAACCTTCAGGTTTAACTTGAGCATTCGCGAAACCAGATAACATTACTTCTTCTTCAAAAGCTCTGTCACTGTTTTCTGTGTCGAAAATTTCAGCATGCTGATTTTCGTATCTTTTATATTCCAGGCCGAATAGTGCATTCAATCCTGGCTCTAGTTCTTTAACTAGTTGTCCTCTTGATATTGCCATAATATTATACTCCTATCCTATTATATACCTGTTGTGCCTTTTAAGAAGTGCTCGTTAATCATAACTACCAAGTTAACGTTAGCAGAACCTGCTTCGTTATTCTCGATATCTTTTGATATCGCAAGTACTCTTAATTGTGCAGTTGCAGTTTTAAGATCTGAATGATCTAACTCCACTTTCGAAACATAGTTCGGTGAAGCTCCTGCTGCATACACAATATCAGCGTTTAAACCGACATCTGCCGCCGCTGTGGCGTCGTCGGATTGTATTTCAAACCTTTCATAAGGGTCATCAGCTACAAAGCCTTTAATATCTGTTGCAGTATTAGAAGCCTCTAAGTGATTAGCAAATGTAGGTTTGCTTGTTGATGCGTCAGTAAAGAAAACACCCGTAAGTGATCCCAGTAATGTATCTGTTGCCGCCGCTACAGTGATTGTACCAGTCGCTGCCATTTCGACAGGATCGTTTTGGTAAATCGCTGATGCAGAAGCTGCGATATCATACTCAGATAAACCTTGGTTGTCTCTATTCTGACCAACTTTGCCAATGGCTCTTAAGCCAAAAGCGCTGTCTTTATTTGCCATAATATAGTCCTCCTTAAGAACTTTAGTTTATTGTTTATGAATCGCGCTATCTTGGTATCGCAAAGAAATTATTTCTTCGTACCACCAAAAGTTACACGACTTTGTCTCTCAGCATTAATCGGCATGCTAGAGTGTTGCTCCTTCATAAGATCGTTGTTTACTGCGTCGTCTCGATCCTTAGTTTGCTGCGCAAAATAAGATTCTCGAGCTTTTGCAATCTCTTCCGGTATCCTAGCCAACACTAGGCCTCCAACTCCTATGACTCCTGCGTATTTACCGTCTTTCAGTTGTGGATACTCTGAGTCTGGATATTCATCGGCTCTAACCAATTCCCATCCGGATCTCATTTTACCTGACATATTTTTAGTATCGTCAAATCCTAAAACTTCAGTTCGTATCCATCTGTGCCTGAATCCGTCTGGCGCAGGTGGTGCATCTAAGTTAGATGGTGGAGTCCAAGTCTGAGGTTTTTTATCTTTTTCTCTTGACTGGCTCGCACGTGGGGTTTTCATTTTATCATTTTTCATATGCTATACCTCCTTCGTGATTTTTAGTTGTTTTGCATAATCTTCTAATGGCACTCCTAATTTTTTAGCGATAGCAACTTGAGAAGGGGTGAGTCTCACAGTTTTGCGACCAGACTTATTTACACTTCGCTTCGCTGAAGCTACTA